CATAATGTTAGCTCAGATCGCGCTATTGAAAGTTGTGACTCCTTGAAACCTAGGCGGCGCCTAGGAAAAATTCCAGAATTACAAATTCATTCGGCGCGACCTATCGCCAGCTTTTACACTGACTCCCATATGGTCACAATATGGTAGCATGGTTTAATTCTTGCTAAGAATGGCAAGTTTGATAACCCAGGTGCCCTCTGGGGGGTGCCTACAAAGCTGGCACGAGCTTAAGGGCCTGCTGCAGCGGGAACAGAAGATTCTCTGTACAGACGGGGTAAACCCGTCCACATGTACACTTGAAAATCTTCTCCTGTGCTGCACCAGAGATCCGCATGTGATGGATTTACGGAGGATGCATTAATAGAAAACCTCCATGTCGGATCAAAGGTTTCAATACCTGTGAAAGATGCAATCTTTCCAGGTGAAAACCTAAACGGGCTGTACCAAGGAACCTCAATATCAGCCACGTTATTGACTTTATCTGTGTTGAACACACAACCATCTAAAGCCATTGCCGGGAAAACCGCAGTCGAAGCACCTGCTAATCCGTTTTGAACGGAATTAAAAGCAGTCTCTGACTCGGATAACGCAGTTGTAGTCGTAGTACGATAATTAGCATACTCCAATCCAACTCCAATAGGATTTCTACCTGTATAAACAGTAAAATCATTATTGGAACTAACATGGAATCTAGGAAGTATTCTCCATCGTATCGACCCTCTGTGTCCCTGGAACGCGTACCGAACCCAATGCAGCAAAACGGTATTACAATAATTATAATCCGTAGCAGCTGCTGTAGTATGTACAGCATCAGGTGCGAATCCTCTTAAGAAAGGAAACATACACCTTATTCCAGCGGTTATTCCGCGTTGATTCTCCATCAAAATAGATTCATGTAACATTCCTCTTTTCAATAGAGTACGGAAAGAAGCAATTGATTCACCTGTGAAGACTTTATTAATGTCTGTGATATCTTGCTCTCCCGGCCCCAATGTCGATGACATCGTCTGCAGCGGTGCTGATGGTTCTGCTGTACCTTGTGATTCGGGTACAATTGCTTTATCCATCTCCACACCTGACTGAGGTTCAAAGAATGTCATCTGTGCATAGCAGATGAATCGGGTACAAACACCTCGAAATCATCACCTGCAGAAACAAACACGTTGATCTGTATATCATTATTAGTTGTACTATTGGGTGTAGTCAACTCATTTAATACATATACAGCAAGAACTCCATTGCCATCATCTATAGAGCTAAACGGCGTAGTATTGTAAACTACATTTGCCGGATTAGCATTGGCTTTGAAACTGGTTAACAAGGTTTGAGCTTGTCCAACACCAATTTCCATGGTAAAATCTTGCTCTTTTGAAATATCTACAATTTTCATGTAGTTAGTGTTATATTCAACCGAATCGACATAATTCGGATCATACACAAATTTCAATCTTCCTTTGTGAAAGGAAGAACAAACTATTTGAAATCGAAACTTCATCGTTCCAGTCCAATATTTAAAAGGAGTGGAAGCCATTGCACATGGAGTTAACAAATAACTATTATTGGAGAGACCAGTCTCAGCATAAAGCCCAGGCTGAACACGAATATTCCACAAATGCGTTTCAGGAGCTGCAGACTCTGCCCAATCAAATTGGGTTAAGTATGCTTCCCTACACGCAATATTACGGATATTCATTGGGTCATCACCACCAAGACCTGCTATACGCGGGTCTATCGATAATTCTTGTTTATCATCCATAGTAAGTTTCTGTGTGGTTGATGGCACGTTAGTAACGGCCATACTACCACCCATAAATGGTTTGAAAGGATCAGGTGCTTTCGTTATAGGAGGAGAACAGTAACCAAACATTTTGGCTACACCACCTATTACGTCTGCAGCTTTAGACGTTGCCATAGCGTAGGGCGCTATAGCCGATATACCAGAAGCAGCTTTCGCTGCTTTTGATACCACTGAAGCAGGACCAGATATAAAACCCTTCTGGTTAGCTTCATCAATTTCTTGACCTGACTGAGGTTCGTAATCCAAGCTCGTAAGAACTGACATGGTTACTTCCTCTGCCCAAGCAAATACACTAATCGTTACTTGATCAGTGGCTCCGTTGGCATGTTTCAAATCATTCAAAGAACGTAAATAACATCTACCCATTTGTTCCCAATTTCTTTCTGGAATGTTAAGGTAATTCTGATAGTAATAAAACGGCAGAATCATCTCACCTCCATTAGAAGTTGTGGGATCTAGGTATACATGAGGCAATTGTGTTGTTTGTACTAAATCAGCACTAACAGCTGCATCATGTGTTGATAAATCGTCCTCGTCATCCAATGGATTATAAGCTAAAACAGCTCGTCCATAATGAAAACCATTACCATTGATAACCACTTTAAGGTGCAATTTACACCGTAACAAATTAAAAGTTGTCAATCGATCAACAACCCTTTGATTGGAAAAGAAATCGGTCCAGGGATTGAAATCCTGAGCCAGGTTAGCACCAACATCCCATTCATATTCTTGAATTTTAATTGGTCTGCTAAAGAAATTTTGTAAAGTCGCATCTCCAAGATCTTGCAACTTGCGGGTTCCGTCAAACTCGGAATCCACAACATACATTTGTGTTGCAGTCTGATCCGCAAACTTTACATTTTGTGATTGCTCATCGAGGCTAGTTCTCATAAGAGATACTCCCTCAACACCACTTTGTGTTTCAAATTCATAAATCGGTTCATTCATCAGTTCATTCATGTATTCTTCTGTTGCTAATGAATATATATTAGATAAAGCTAAAGCAGCTTGAACTACTTCATTTTCATCGTCAAAGTCCGATTTATGAGGCACATCAATAATATCTTTTGGTTCGACACCTGATTGTGCATCACAAGAGCAATACTTTTCATACAAGCCACAATCGCTACAATGATCCATCATTCCATGAGAACGATCGACATATGTAGATACAAATCGATATTGAGCTTGCGCAGCATCATGAATTATTTTCCATGCATGCTTAATTCGGTCGATTCCGTCAGACGGAACCTCATCATAAGAAGACTTATATTGTCCGAGATCCTTGAGCGTCTTCTTTGCTCTGCGTAGGTCTCGTTGTGAGTATTTAATTTCAGTAAGTTGCTATTCACATTCCAAAAGCGCACTCAAACTTTTGGTGAGGGAACTGTTGTTGGCTGACAAAACCGAGGTAAATACCTCTTAGTCATACATATAAAAGCCTTTAGGGATACTGGCGCATTACCATTTCCAGATGATTCCCATATGGTATCCAGATATATGCAAATGTTTTGCTTCTCTCCGAATGCAGACACTAAACTGCACTTGTCGTTTTCACCTAAGTAGGATCGACAATGGTCCTAATATTCCTCAGCATCCATGATATCGAATGAAAATCTACTTTCATCCACATCATCTCCGTCGCCGAGGTAACGGTATTTCCAATCTTTGATTTTCTCATCATAAGAAACTTCAGTCATCGTGGTTAAGTGATGTATATCTGCTATCTTAGCTACAGCACTCATTTCTTGTCTTCGTGACTCATAAATTTCTTCTCCATGATTAAACCATTCACGCAACGCCGTGTCAATATTTTCAGCACAAGCCTGTTGTTCACTAATTGCTTTACCTTTTTCTCTCATGTACATATGTAACATTTTAAAGATCGATTTCTCGACCAATGCTCCAACGTGCATTCCCTTCTTGGGACAATACACTGATTTACGTTTGAGAAATTCAAATTCTTCAGGTGGCAAAAAGTCCAACAACTCACTTTCCTTATCCGGCATAGTATAAATTTGTCCATACTCTGCTAGAAATTCAGATATTCCTTTAATAGTAAAATTGTTAATTTTCTTACTCACAGATCCGATATTATCATCTCCATAAGTCATTAAATTTACAACATCTCGAAATGGAATGCGGCTCTCAAATGAAAGAGGTTTATTTACTGTGTAAAAATACGCTCTCAAATTCAAACTACCACAAATTCCATTCAAAATAACTGTCAAAGAATTTCCTGAAATGTGAGTTCCTTCTGTTAAACCAATAAGATCTCCATTAAATGCAATCAATGCATAAACGAGATCTCCACTCATGGCTTTCATAACAGAAATATCAGCTTCACTATAATTACATTCACGTGCAAAATCAATCATGATTCGTAAAGAAGCAAGAAGTAGTTGAGATGGAATCTTTTGATCATATTTTCCATAATCTCCACCAATTAATCTGTCTTCTCCGTGTTCAAATACATAATTGTGTAATCTTTCCCATTCTGGACCATGACTATTAATTCCTACAGCACATTCTGATACTAAGGGATTCATTTGCATAACTCGCAAAATAGGTAAGAAATACTTACGAACTAACCATGTCAAAGCAATTGCATTACCATAAAAGATTCGGCATTTCGGTTTTGCCAAAACTTCATCCTTCTTGCATGCTTTCGCAATAACATAAGCTCGTTCACCACGTTTATAACAATCTTCACATCGATTTATTTCGTCCATAATTTCGGGTTTAAATTCCCGGTTATTTGGCCGTTCTAGAGTTGGTTCCAATTCATTAACAAAAGGTCGTTTCTTACCTTTTAATGGAAAACCAATACTTGTGTCAAGCTTTATAGCATCCATAAACTTTCGTCCAGGAATACCACAAAGATTTTCATGATCAGTCAATGGTGTTGCATCATTCCATAAAGGATCTCGAAACAACGGTATCATTGCTGATTTATAATCTTTGACACAAATCTCCAGTAAATCGTGTTGATATGGCAATGCCGGTACAGACAAATTAGCCAAACACAATTGCCACCCATACCACTCAGGTTTCATTTTGGGTGCACAATAAATGTTTGGTACTCCACATACATCAGTTATGCTTTCACTAATCTTAGTGACTTTAACACAACTATGCGAAGTTGACTGTCCCTTGCAACGTCCATAATATTCAACTTGTGAATTATGAGGCATGTAATTCAATGGACTTTTAGCGTGAAGTTCAGTACCCTCAATGATATTTACTCCTAAAACTTGCTTTTCAAAAACTTCTGCAGTTCCAGAAAGTAAAATACCTTCGATTTGACTTAACTTGTGAATAGCTTCTTCAGCCCATTGTCGTTTCAAAACACCATAACATCCAACAGCTTGACCATTACGACCACCAAGATGAAATCCGGTGATAGCACAACCTGGTCCATTAGACATCACAACAGCTCCACATAAACCATCAAATGTTACATCAGATAATTTCAAATATCGTCCACCTAAGAAAAACAATCGATCTGGTTTTCCAGGTGGATCAGTTGAAACTGTACATGGTTCGGTTAAACCTTTCCAATATTTCAATGTTCCAACTTTCTCACGATACACCATTCGAAATTCTGAACGTCCTAAATTTTCCTGTGGTAAATACTTCAAAATATCCTTAAAAGATCCTCCATTTGCTGAATAACAAATTGATAGATCAGTATCAGGAATTTGAATAGAAGCGGATTTACATAAACGTACTGCAAATTTTCCACCACACGATTCAGGATTTTCCTTTCTAAACGTAACATCTAAAACATCTTGTACAAAATAATGCGTTGGTATAACTACAACATTTGATTTTAAAAACAAACAGTTCACTCTTAAAACTTTATCTTTGGTTGCAACAGAACCATAAACTAAATTCTTTGAGACTATGTTTTCCAATCTATCAATTGTAGTACACTTCGATTCAAGAGAAACAGGCAATTCCCTAACACAAACTTGTGTGTATGGGTTTGCTTCTCTATCACGTGCATCAATTTCCTCTTGTGTTCGAGGTTCCAATGATCCTTGTGGATTACATCTCTTCAATCTCTGATACAATTTTGCCAAAGCATATAATGCACCAACAATACCAGCAGCCTTACAAATACGAGAAGCATTGTTATCTCTCCACTCCTTAACAATAGGAGAAACAACATTTCTATCTCGCAATTCTCTGCGATAAGTTAATTGAACACCTTCAAACATGTATTTTTGTAACACAAGTCCAAATGATGCTCCACAAATACTTGAAACAAAAGTTAATTCAGTACTTCTTGATTTGTAATAAGTCACACCAGTTGCTGCGAGAAATGATCCCCACAACAATCCGGTATAACGAATATATTTATTTCGAAGTTTATGATAATCAATGACCATCATTGCTTTCTCAAACCAAGAATTTCTAATCCAAGATGTAGGAACAAAACTCAACCAATCCCAGTGTTTCGCAAACATTCTTGCAGATGTCAAAACAGCTATAGTAGCTGCTCCCTCAACTCCACGGCTAACACCAAGAACGTCTCCAGTCAATCGTTTCTTAACAATATCATAAGACGTTTCTAAAGCCGGAGCTAATTCATCTCCAAATTGTTTATCACATTCTTTACACACTTCGTCTTCGAGTTTAATTCTAAT